CAAGTGTTAGCTACAACTGGGTAAGCAGGACCAGTACACGTATCATGGCCAGCCGTCTGGAGTTCAACGTGTTCGACTTTGCAACGGCTGCCGGGGACTACACCAAAGGACAGTTTGCCGCCTCGTTCTCCTCCGGAGGATTCTGCGGCGGCAAGTGGTCCCCGCGCACTTCCAGGTGGGGAAAGAAATTCACCCATCCGGTGATGCATGACACCGGAACGCTTGCACGGAGCCTGAAATCACAGGTTACGCGTGCGAGCCGGAACAACCGGGTAAGGCGCACCTATACGAGGACTTCCTGCTACTGGATATGGACCACGGAAAAGAGTGTTCCCGCCAGGGGCAAACGCGGGCGCAGCAGGGAGCGGTACGGTCATTACGCTGCCATACACAACACCGACCCGAAGTTCGGTCTGTACACGGTCAACCAGTATTCCACGCGCCGCCCCGTACACCGGCAGTTCATCGGATTCTCCCCGAAGATAGACGGGCATGTCTCCGCCCATTTCATCGATATGATTTTTAAAGGATTTCCACATAAGCCATTATGATAAAAGACAAACACCCCGCACCGCTATCCGGGCAGTCGCCGGTACAGGCGGAGAATGCACCCGAAGAAGTTTCAGCGAACCCGTTCGTGGAGATATACCGGGCCGTAAGGCGGGCGATCCTGACCGTACGGGAGAACCCTGACGATCCGTTGTCGCCGCCGCTGTTCAGGACCGTCGCGATTGACAACGGGCAGTTTGCCCGTATTGTGCGCGGCGAAAACACGGAGTACGAGACCGCATTCCCCGCCGTATTCATCCATTTCATCAATGTCAGGTACCTGGTACAGCAGCAGCGCATCGGCGAGGGCCGGGCCACCATGCGCGTGCGGTTCATACTGAATACGCTCAACAACGCGGACGGGGACAGGGAATGCGAGGCCTTCCTTGTCTTCCAGAGACTCAATGTGGCCATACAGGAAGCCAAGGACCGTGAGCCGGCACTGAGCGAGCGGTGCAACCTGACCTACTTCGACATGCCCGTTACCACCAATATGCTGCAGGCGTACTGGATAGACTATGAAGTATGGTTCAGGGAATCTTCCGCATGGAAATACCGCGACTGGGTGAAACGCTACGTGGTCATGCCCCCGTTCACGCAGCATTCGGACGCCCCGCAATTCGACAGCGACGGGCACGGTTTCCATCCCCGGCCGGAGCATGACGAGGCTTCCGGCTTCTCGGATGCGGAAGCGGAAAAATAAAAAAACGGGGCAGGTGTCACCCGCCCATATAAGTGGACCCCTATACTTCCATATAGACAGACTATAAAACGGCAATGAAAACGAACGAAATGAAAGTGCAGGTATTTGCCTACAACGGGCATCCTGTGTCCTTCCGCATGGAGAACGGTACCGTTATGATCCACGCCACATCGATGGCCGGACCGTTTGGGAAAAGGCCAGTGGATTATCTCCGCCTGCCTTCCACGGTAGAACTGCTGGAGGCAATGGTGAGAAAATCCCACCTTCCGGTAAACAGGCTGGTACGGACGGTAAAAGGCAGCCCGGACCATGGCGGCGGAACCTGGCTGCACGAGGACGTCGCCGTGGATTTCGCCCGATGGCTGAGCGTGGATTTCCGCCTGTGGGTCAACGACCGTGTCAAGGAACTGCTGCGCTGCCGGACGATGGCCCCCGAAAACATCTGCCGGCAGGCGGATGCGAATCCCGGCCTCGTGCTGGGACTGCTCGACAAGGTCCGGGAGGGTTACAGGCAGGAAATCGCATTACGGCAGGAAAACCGCAGGCTGCATGAGGTGTTGCAGTCCCAGTGCCACAAAGTCGATTTTTATGACCACGTACACCGGTACCGCCAACGCACGGGGGAAAAGGAAATCTACCGTGTCTCGCAGATTGCCGCGGAACTCGGTATGAAAGCGGCATCATTGAACAGGATACTGGAAGAGAAGGGCATCCAGCGCAAGTCAGGGAACATCTGGGTACTTACCGGGGCATACGAGGGACGCGGCTATACCCGCAGGCGTACTTTCCAGAACGGGTTCGACGGGGAGGGTGAACCTACCTACGGCGTGTTCATGGTCTGGACACCCGCCGGACGCGACTTCATACTCAGTCTGTTCGGATAGCGACCCCATCCTTCATATCCGGTGCGGCGGGAGGCTTTCGGGCTTTCCGCCGCGCCACTTTCAACCTTTTGCACACGGCCCCGCTACTCTTTACCAAAGATGTGAACAATGGATATGAACTCTCTTCAATATGTGGTCGGCGAGGTGAAGGCGGGACAGCCTGCCGTCATCCGTTTCTTCGGCCGTGTCACGGAAGGGTCGACGTCCCGTTTCAACGAGGAGTTCGACTTTCTGGAAAATGTCATACGTCCTTCCTGCATCCGTGTACTGATCAACTCGGAAGGCGGCAGCGTCCTTTACGGCATGTCCACCTATTCGACGATCGCCAACGCCAAGGTGGACACGGAATGCGTCATCGAGGGTGTGGCGGCATCGATGGCCTCCATCATCTGGGCGGCGGGCAGACGCTCGCTCATGCGCGACTACGCGATACTGATGATACACAACCCGATGCTGCCGGACGATGACGGAGAGGAACCCTCGGACATGGTGCTCGCATTCACGAAACAGATCGAGACCATCTACCGGAAACGGTTCGGACTGAAAGCGGAACACGTACGGGCCATCATGGACGGGCAGGCGGGAAAGGACGGCACCTATTTCGACGCGCAGGCCGCCGTGAAGGCGGGCATCATACCTGCCGGACATGTCATCCGCACCTCGAAGCAGCTCTGCCGCAAGGTGCATGACGAGATAGCCGGTCTGACCGACACAACTGCCATCCAGGAACTGATGAGCCGGGTCAGCGCGGAGAATAAACCTTTCGCCGGCATTGCGCCTACTCTTACAGAAACAGAAAACGATATGGCAAACGAAAACAAGACACAAGGCTTTGAGTACGGGGCAATTGCCGCCTCGTTGGGGATGAAGGACGGGGAAGTCAAGGATGTGATGGCCCGCATCTCCGAACTGGCGGCGATGGAACCCAAATACAGGGAAGTACAGAAATCACTGAGCGACGCGCAGACCGTCATCGCCGGCAAGGATGCCGCAATCCAGAACCTGCGGAAGGACCTGGCCACGGCAACGGCCCGCCTCTCCGCCTACGAGCAGAAGGAGAAGGAAGAACGGACGTCCCGCATCGAGACGTTGGTGGAGAATGCCATCCTCGAGGGCAAGATTGACCGCGAGGCGAAAGCGCAGTGGGTGGAAATGGCCGGTTCCAATTTCGAACTGGCGGAAAGCACGCTGGCTTCCATCCCCGCGCGGGAGAAAATCTCCAAGGAGATTGCCGACGATCCCGCCAACATCCAGGCTACCGCGGATGCGGCAAAGACCGCCGAGCAGCTGATGGCCGAGAAGGTGGCGGAAGTGGTCGGTGCGGATTTCAAGTTCCGAAAGCTCTGAAAGCATACCGGCGGTCATCCGCCCTGTTTTTTAACTGACATGCCGGAGACCGTGGCGTCTCGTGCGGAGATACAGGTATCCGCCAGTCGGCCGAGTTTCATTCTTCAACGGAAAACTTAAAACGACAATGGCTGATACAGTAAACTTTCTTCAAAACGGGTATAGCGGTGAAGTGCTTGAGGACTTGCTGACCTATACCGTGCAGGGCAATGATACGGTCCGCGAGGGGCTGATCCATATCAAGACGGGTATCCAACACCGCTACACGCTTCCTGCCATCAAGCTGGGAAACATCATCCAGGACAACGTGCCGACCCCGCAGCCCATCCACGGGGCCAAGGGCGATGACGGCACGAACGAGTACCAGTTCACCGAACGCCACCTCGAACCGTCCGATTTTATGGTCTATCTCGAGTTTAACCCGAGGGACTACGAAAAATACTGGCGTTTCGCGCAGCCGGAAGGCAATCTCGTGTTCCGTGAACTCGACCCGAAAATCCAGGCGACTATGCTCCGTCTCCTTATGGACAAGAAAAACGAGTATATCGGAAACGCCATCTGGACCTCCGCACGCGGAGGGGAAACGGCGGCCAAGATTACCGCCCCGGCAGGCTGCACGAAAATCGGGGCCAACAAGGAGAAATATTTTGACGGGGTCATCAAACGGATCCTCGACAATGTGAACTCCACCGATGCCGAGGTGGTTGCCGGAGGGCAGTGCATCGTCTCGGGAACGACCGAGCTGACGGACGGGGCCGCAGTGGAGGCGGCGCTCTATGCGATGTGGAAGAAATGTCCGAAGCAGATCCGGAAGAAGACATCCCTGGCCTTTGTGGTCGGATGGGACGCCTGGGACGCGTATGACCAGTATATCTCGGACAAGCAGGTCAAGTACTCCGAGAATACCGAGGTCAACCGCTATCGTTTTAAAGGTAAGAGGGTTATCCCGATCGTGGGAATCCCCGAACACACGATGGTGCTCGGCGAGTTCTCCACCGGCATGGACTCCAACCTATGGATGGGAGTGGATTACGCGAACGACACGGACATCCTGAAAATCGACCGCCTGCAGGCCAACTCCGAGCTGTTCTTTTTTCAGATGCGCATGAAAATGGACGTGAACATCGTCCGCCCGGCGGAGATCGTGGTCCATACCGCCTACAAGAAGAGCGAATAACACACCTTTCTTCATTCTCAATATCCACCCGGGGAGCGGAGGCAAGGCCCCGTTCCCCATTTTCATTCTACTGTTATGGCAAAGAAAATAAACACGGAGGAGACTCCGCAGGCAGACAACAATAATATTCCTGCACCGGAGGCTCAGGCGGTGCCCGTTCCGGAAACGGCATCGGAAAACCTCGGGACAGGCGGCGAGACTGAAGACAGGCTGCCGGCCAAGACCGCGGGGAAAGGGAATGCAGGGTCGGAGGAGACGACAGAACCTCACATCCTGGCCCTGCTGAAAAAGTTCCCGGCATATCCGTCGCTGTACATCGACACGCACGGGGGAACCTATGCGCCGGACACGGCGGCCGCCATCAGGGGCAAGGCCGTACTCTACAGGAATCCTTTTTACAACGAACTTAAAAAGAAATCATAATGGCACTCGGTAATGTATTTATCAAGGATGTGGACGGCAATATCCCTTACGATACCGGCTCGTCGGGAGAGAAAGTGACAGGACTGCTGTTCGACGTGTCCCTCCAGCCGACGCTTTTCACGGAGGGGTATGGTAAAACCAATGAGACCAGGCTCAAGCCTGGCGATGTCTGCTACATCACCTCGTTCAAGTCCGCCGTGAACGACTTCGGTATCATCGAACGTGTGGAGGCAACCGACGAGGAGGAGATGAACGTCAATTTCCTGCACGGTATCCCGGCCTACC